TTTTATGACCCCCCATAGATTATTTACTCTGGCACATTTGTAAGCTACTGCAGGTACGAACGTAATAGAGGCGTCTTCTTTATCGCTTAGCTCCACTGTTTTAGTATGTTCACTTGGTAATGAAGTATTGTCCTCACATAGATTTGGGCTAAACGTAACGCTTACTCTAGTAATTTTGTATTCACCATAGTTTTTACTTATTGAGAAATAAACTGAATTATCATTATAATACACCCAAGAGAACTCATACTCTCTTGAATAACTTCCTAAGTCTTTTTCGTAGGGGAACTTTTTCTCACACGCCTTCCTAGCAACATGTATTAGATTTTTTGACTGCCCCTTCATTTTATCGAGGACGCATTCTTCATAGTTGTCGGGGCCAAAAATACCAGCATGGGCGATATTAAAAATATTAAGAAGGATAAATAGAGGAATGAATTGCTTCATTTATAATGTCCTTTTTGATCGTTACCAAATGCTGGAATGCCAGAAAACGCGGCCAATAACTGTTATATGCTGCGCTTCCTCTGCATCATAATGTTCATCAGGGTATTCTGCTGTATTCATAGAGTTGATGCGGATACCACCGCCAGGCAATCTATAGAGGCGTTTAACCCGTAGGAGACCATCGTGATTAATTGCGTAGGTTTTGCCGTCGACAATCCTTTTATCCAATGTATCCACGCCAACAACATCACCATCGTATAAACGAGGTTCCATGCTATTGCCAGACACTTTAACGCATGCGGCCGCTTCAGGTTGAACACCGCAACGCCTCAATGTTGATTTGGCAAAACGTAACTTTGGTCCTCTATTTTCATTCGCCAACTCACCGCCAATTCCTGCTGCTAATTCTACTTCCATGAAAAACGGTACCTCTACTTCATCATCCTCTAATGGCGTGCTTTCATCCCAACTATCAATGCGGCCAACTATTTCTGAGTCCATTTTTTTTATTTGGTTATATTGCTTTTGAATGTCTTTACTTGCCATGTCGAACACATATTGGACTGCCTCTTCAAAAGTTAACCCTTTGCTTTTCGCTATTTTATCCAGTTTTTCTTTCTCTACATCAGAAAGAAACAAGGACATTTCGCCTTTACCTTCTCCTACCTCGCTTCCTGGACTGTCGTATCCAAATAGGAGTTTATTTGCAGTTGTACCTAATATTTCTGCTAACTCAATAAGAGTTTGCTTGCTGATACTCCCAGTTTTCACCCAACCATTCACTGCTTGAGGGGTAACTCGGAGCATTCTTGCAATTTCTGCCTTATTAAATTTAGACGCTCTTATAGCTGAATCTATTCTGGTTGCTAGTTCTTTGCTCATTTTCTTTCGACCGTAAAGACATACTTTAATCATAAAGCACTTGACTTGCTTTTGACATAAAGCAATACTTTATAAAGCTTAGCTTTATTTATGGTGGAAATATGAAAGCCGCTGAAATCGCAGAACACTTCAACATATCCAAACAGGCCGTTTACCTTTGGTTTAGGACGACGATACCTGCCAGTAGGGTTCTTGAACTGGAGAAAATCACTGGCATACCGCGCCATGAACTTCGACCTGACATTTACCCACCCGAAGAATACAAACAAGCCAGCTAACACGGAGAACTTAGTTATGTATGCAGATCCACGAAAAATCAAAAAGAACGAGGTGAAGGTTCGTTTTGACGATGATGTGAATGAGTTGCTTGATGCGCTGGTGAAGAACACCGGTGGGCAGAAAGCGGTTCTGGTTCGTGACATATTCATGCGCGGCCTTAAAGCGTCTGTATCGGAATCTGAAAACAAGCTTACGGCGGCTTAGATTGCCTTGGAAGAACCCCGAAAGGGGTATTTTTAGACCTTTTCAGGGCCTCAATAATGACTGAAACCATAGAGCTTAGCGAGGAAGAAATGGAAATCGTTCAGCAAGTCGCAAAAGAAATGGACATTAATTTAAATCAGGCTGCCCAGTTAATCATTGAGCGTGGAGTTCAAGGGTTGCTTGCAGATATTTCACCAACAACGATGGCTTTAAATGGCGTTTTAAGGGCCTCAAAAGTCCAAAGCAACGGTGGGGCCGCCTAATGCCAACATATACCCAGTGGGAATACCTGAATATGAAGGTTAATCGATGAAGTCGCTGAACATTAAAAGCTCCTTGCATTCATTACAGGAAAGTCGCCAATGAAGATTTCCATCCACCGTGTAGTGTTCCTGACGAAGCGTAGCGTATACGCCTTTCTCGAAACAATTTGCACAAAGCTTGTGGCTATTAACGGGAGACTTCACACCTTCCTTGGGCATTCTCACGTAGAGGCCAGTAGCAATTTCGGTAAGTGGATATTCTTTCGACTTGGCAGTATGTCGTTTCATTTCAGCAATTTCATCTTTAAGTCTGCTGTTTTCTTCTATAAGAGAAAGCTTATCTTGCTGTATGGAGAGGAGTACACCTTGGCTACTAATAAGGCGCTCTTCGATCTCGCGGATAGCCTCGGCTCGTTTGGATTCATCACGAGCATAAAGCACAGTTTTCGCAAGAGAAAGGGCATTAGTTAATGATGACAAAACACCAAGAATCGGATCTGGCATTGTTGAATTCCTTTTTCAGTTTTTACGTTTCATTCCGGTTAAAGACATTAGGCATAGGCGGTTTAATCAGCATTATTATTAGTTTTTCACTGATTATATTCGCCTCAGGTAGCCCGACTTTTTATCTTCTGCTAGCCGCGCTTTACATCTTTAGCTTGATTGATTTATGGGTTTTATACAAGGCCATAAGCGGAGACCGTTTATGACTATACCAACCGAAACCCAATGCCGCTACTTAGCATACATCGACCAATACATTCGGTGTTTCGATAATTTCCCGAGCATGAAAGAAATGGCCGAGTCCTTTGGGGTCAACCTAAATGCGGCGCGGGATAACTGTGTTGCCCTGGAGAAAAAAGGGTATCTGAAAAAA